TAAAATATCTAGTCAAAAATTTAATTTAAAAATACAAGAGATTTGTAAAGAACTAAAGATTAATGATAGCATAAAAAAAGTTTCATACATGGGTAAAAACAAAAAAGAAGAAGTTTTTCCTAAATGGAAACTTATAGGTAGTCATACAGCGAGACGTACATTTATAACTTTGATGAGTGAAAGAGGTATGCCAGACCACCAATTAATGCAGATTGCAGGCATAAAAGATGCAAAGACTTTATTAAAATATAAAAAGTTTAATTTAAATACTTTAATTCAGACAAGTAATAAACTTTGGAGTTAAGTTTTACTTTTTTTATTAAATAAAAATGAGTATTTCTTCTTTAATTTTTTTAAATATTCTTTTCTCCATCTATTATAGAGAATTTCTTTTTCCTCTTTAGATAAATGTTTAGTATTGTGAATTGCATTTGTAAAATCTTCAAAGTTCATATGTTATTTTATTATCATTAAAAACAGAAAGCCTTATTTCTACTATGTCTATTCGTATTATTTTTTATCAATTTTTTCTTTTCTTTTTTCTTCTAATAAGTTATAAGTTTCAATTTCTGAAATTGTTTTGCTTATTTCGATTATTTTATTTTTTAACTCATCTATTTTCATTAAAGTATTGTCATGAGCTTTTAAAAAATTATTATTATTAACTATTGATTTTTTCTTTATAATGTCAACCTGATTCATTAAATTTTCAACACCTTTAGGAGTATACAATTTTTTCATTGTATTTAGGGTGTTATTGTGAGACTGTTTAATTAGTATATTAATTTCGTCAAGTATATCGTCTTTAACATCAAGAAATTTATTGTTTAAATTATTTGTATTTTGTCCAATACGACTATCAATAAATTTTTTAATATCAGTTGAAATAAAATCTATTATTTGTTTACTTGTTACTGTTAAGTCATCATTGTTTACTGGTTGTGTTTTTTCTTTAGATACTTTTAACATTTCTCCCTCTCCATTGACTAGCCAGTCGTAGCTAATTTCTGGGAAAGCATTAATAATTCTTCCTATTGTTTTTTGAGAAGGTGTTCTTTTTTCGTGAATAATTTTTGAAATAGTAGCTGTAGACATTAATCCAAGTTTTTCACAAAATGTGTTAAGTGTAATGCTATAATGAGCAATAATCTTGTTAATTCTTTGATAAGTATCTTTCATTTTTTGTTAGGTTCGTTGTTCATTTTTGTACTGTTTTTTAAGGTTTTTTCAATTTATTTGTACTTTTTATTTTTTTATTGTACTGTTTTTTATATATTTGTAAGTGTAATAATTATAATAATACATAATAAACAGTAATGACAAGTATACAATTTACGAAATTAATCTCTGATTTACAACCAATTATCCTACCTTTTTATTCAGACGAATACACTTCAACTAATTATGATTTAAATAATCATTGTTTAAAGTCTGGAGATTATGCTGTTGAACTTGCAGGATATTGTCACTACAACAACAGGCTTTCTTCTTTTAACATACACATAACAGTTTGGGACAAAGATGACCAGGCTTTAGAATTTACACCACAACAATACAAAACATTAAAAATTAACGTAATAAACAACATTGTAACTAATGGAACAGAACATTCAACAGCTATTTAATTTATTAGACAGCAACCAACAAAAACAGTTAATAAAAGTATTAGCAGAACACTACAGAAAAAAACCTCTATCAATTAGAAATAACTGGTTTTCTGGTTATAAACAAATTCCTAACCAGTATCAATCAGAGGTTTTAAGAATCTTACAAAGAAGAATAGAATTATTTAACCTAACACCACAATCCTAATGACAGAGCAAAAAAGATACCGAGTTCAAGTACAGTTTGATGTTTATGCTAAAAGTGATAAAGCAGCAGCAGAGTTAATAGGCGACACTATTTATAGCATTCAAGACATAGACAACAATAAAGTAATCTATTTTTCTGAAGCTCCTTATGCTAATATGAATCATAGAGAAATAGATTACGATACTCTTAACAGAAAAATAATGGATGAGAGGAGTGAAGAATTAAAAGACCATTTAGTATTTTAATTATGACAGTATACGAGCAAATAATAAAAGCTAATTCTTTAGACAAGCAGATGACTATTTATGAAACTGCTAGATACCTTAATCTAAGTCATAGAACAGTAAGAAATAGAATTAAACTCGGCAAGATTAAAGCTACTTGTCATGGTAAACAATTAAGAATTTTAAAAGCACAATTTCATGATAATTAAACTAAATCAAAAAATAGAATCTGTAAGCCTGCCTAGAAGAACGAAACATGGAAACTTTGTCTTTGATGTTTTTATGGAAAACGGAGACATAGCTGTATGGTTTAACAATATTCCTCATTCGTCAATTAATGCAGGAGATTGTATCACCTACCAATTAATTGATAAAGGCTATTTCAACCCTATTTTAAAATTACATAAACCTAAACAAACCCTAAATAAATAACTATGATACTAACTAATTCAAACTCTCAAAAGAGAGAGATTATTCCTTCAGGAAGTTATCCTGCAAGATGTATTTCAATGATTGACATCGGAACAATACCTACAGAATGGCAGGGAGAGAAAAAAAGCAGAACATTAATTAGATTAAAGTTTGAGCTGCCAACCTTAACTAAAGTATTTAATCCTGAAAAAGGAGAGCAGCCTTATGTAATAGAAAGACAATTTACTAAGTCATTACATGAGAAATCTGCCTTACTCCCTTTTTTAAATAACTGGAGAGGTAAAGCATTAACTCCAGATGATTGCCAAGCCTTTGATTTAAGTAAACTACTAGGAGCTGAGTGTATGCTTTCAATAGTTCATAATTCTTCAGGAGATAAGACCTATGCTAATATAGGAGGTATTTCTACCTTACCTAAAGGACTTGAATGTCCTGCTCAGTTCAATCACAGCTTTATCTGGGATTACAATGATAATTTCAATGCAGATGCAATAACTTCTGACAATGACTTAGTACCCTCTTGGTTACAAGAAACAATAAAAACTTCTTCAGAGTGGAGAATGAAAAATGGCATCAATGCTGAAACTATTTCAGAAGATGACATGAACAATGATGAACCTAACGATTTACCCTTTTAATTATGGAAACACTTATAAACAGAAACGATTCACTAAAAATTCAGGAACAAGAATTTAAAAGCGACAGAGAAAGAATACTTGATATAATGAAAAGAAATGAGAAGCCTTTATCTGCTTCTGATATTTCAAGAATTACTAGACTGTCAGCAATAAAAACTATTTCAGTTCAGTCAGCTAGGTCACGATTAAATGAACTTAAAAATTCATATTTAATTGAAGAGCAACAAAGCTCTATAAACCCTATGACTGGACTAAATAATACTACCTATAGAGTTTTAAATGTTATGGGTAGTATAGGAATAATTCAAAGAGAGATTACTTTGTTTGAAAATAATATAAATATGTTAACAAATGACATTGAAACTATAAACCAAATGATGTTTATATCTGAAACTTCTATTGAGATTTTAAATAAAAAACTTATGAAATTTAAGTCTCAGGTCAATAGACTTTACAAAGCTTTAACTCATTATAAAGAAAAAAACAATGAACGATTTAATTCAAATTAAAGCTGTAGTAGAGAGTTTGTATGAGGACATTGACATCTCCATAAAAACTAGGAGAAAGCCTTATCCTGATGCAATAAAAATCTATTCCTATATAGCTAGAAAAACAACTAACTACGGAACTACTCAGATTTCAAAATTAATCAACAGGTCTCATTCTACTGTCTCTATAGCAATAGCTAGATGTAATGACCTTATGCAAGTTGATAAAGATTTTAGAAATAAAGTTAGCTACTGCAAAAATAAATGTGGAAATATTTTAAACCATGAGACAGCAACTTATAAAGAAAAACTAGATATAATTTTTTCAAAGCTAAGTGACAACCAACAGGAGGAGCTTTATGTAAGAGCTAATAATATGTTTTCATTAAATAATGTTTTAAAAAAAGAAATACACTATGTCAACTAAAGCACCTGCTTTTCAATTATATGCTCAAGATTTCCTGACAGGAGTTATGGATTTAACTATGGAAGAAAGAGGAGTATATATTACTCTATTATGTAAACAATGGAGCTTATATAACGAAAATGGAATACCCAAAAAAAGGCTTAGGTTATTTCTGGGTTATGACTGGGAAAATCTGCCTGAAATGGTAAAAAATAAGTTTATAGATAATGGTGATTACTTCTTTAATGAAAGATTAAACGATACTATAATTGAAAGAATTGCTTTTATAAAAAAACAGACTATTAATGGATATAAGGGAGGTAGACCTTCTAAGGTAAAAACCCAAACAAAACCCAAAAAAACCTCTTCTATGAAGAAGAAGATGAAGATAAAGATAGAAGAAGAAAAAGAAGTAGTAGTATATCCTTATAAGTCAAAACAATTTTTAAATACTTGGAGTAACTGGAAAATATATAAGGCTAAGGAATTTAAGTTTAATTACAGGACTTTACAAAGTGAACAAGCTGCTTTAAAAAAGCTTGTAAACGAATCAGACAATGAATCTCATGCAGTAGAATCAATAGAAGCTGCTATGGCTAATGGGTGGAAAGGTATCTACCCACAAAAAATAATAAATGAAAAACAAAGTAATAAAAATGGACTCAGCTATTCAAAAGAGTTCCAAGAAGAACTTGCTAGAAAAATACAGTCCTAAAAACTGTATGCTTCATGCAGGTAAAATAGCAAACATTCAACAGGCTATTGAAAGTAAAGCTCCAAGTGTAGCAAGTTTTCAAAGAGAACATGGTAGACAATTTACTGAGGGGTTAATTACTTTCTGGCTATTGTATTTAAATAAAGTTTTAAATCTTAATAAACCAATGAGTGAGGAACAAATTAATTTATGTTCTAGCATGGTTGTTGAGGAGTTTTATATGCTTAAAATCTCTGACCTAACTCTACTGTTTAAAAGAATTATCTCTGGTCAGTATGGTGAGTTTTACGAAAGACTTTCTATAGATAAAATACTAACCTTTTTCAGAACCTACCTAGATGAAAGATTTGAACTTGCTGCAGACAATTCAATAAGAAACCATAACGAAGAAACAAAAAAAACAGAAGCTTCTATTTCAGAAGGATGGACTAGAAGAGCTAAAAAATTCACATTTAAATAAATATTATGCCACTACCAAAACCAAAAGGTACGGAATCTAGGAAAGACTTTATGCAAAGGTGCATGAGTGATTCTGTAACTGTAAGCGAATTTCCAAACACAGACCAAAGACTAGCAGTCTGTTCAAAACAATACAGAGACAAGTATGAAGAAGTAAATCTTGAATCATACAATGACTATCCACAATCAGCAGTTAACAATGCTAAGAGTGCTATCAAATGGGCAGAAAAAAATGGATGGGGTTCTTGTCTTGAAGCTACAGGAAAAAAAAGAGCTTCACAAATTGCAAATAAAAAAAAGATTAGTAGAGATACAATAGCTAGAATGGCTTCATTCAAAAGACATCAACAACATAAAGACACTCCTTATGGTGAGGGTTGTGGTAAATTAGCATGGAACGCATGGGGTGGAACATCAGGAATTGAATGGGCAATAAGAAAATTAAAACAAATCGATAAAAAATAAAGTTATGTTCCAATTTATGAAACAGTTTCTATTTCCCACTTTTACTAAAGAATTAGAAACCCCAAGACTTTGGGTTAAAGTAAATAAGTTTTCAAAATCAATAAAAGAAAAAGAAAACATTATAATAAAAGTAGTAGAAGATTTAGAGAGAGAAATTATTGTTAACAAAAAAAGTATTTAAAAGTATTGTTTTGTATTGATATTTTTTGTATAATGTATCGCTTAGTATGTACACTAAGAAATATCAAAACAGAAATAAGTACAAAGCAATTAAGCAGAAGTTTAATGGTCGAACCTACCATAGTAAGAAAGAAGCTGCCTATGCTGCTGAATTAGAATGGAGATTAAAAGCAGGAGAAATAGTTGAGTACATACCTCAGCATCCATTGAGACTGTATGTAAATGAAAAGAAAATATGTAATTACTTTATTGATTTTAAAGTAATTTATCCTGATGGCTCAATAGAGCTTGTTGAAGTTAAAGGTTTTGAGACTGATGTCTGGAGACTTAAATGGAAACTAACCGAAGCACTGCTTGATGAACTAGAACCTAATGCAACATTAGTTTTAGTTAAATGAGTAAAGAACAAGTAATAATAGACATATCTAAGTTCCATGTGGAGTGGGTTAGATATGTGATTAAAAATGCTTTAAACTTTACACAGAAAAAAAATGCTGAAGATTTCGTGCAAGATGCTTATCTAAAGATTCTTAGGCTATCTTCATTTGATTTCTTAAAATATTATGACCAGAAAGGTCGAATTAATAAAAAGTATTTTTTCAGAACATTAAAAAGCATAATTATTGATGACTACAAGAAAAAGAAAATTCTAACAGTAAGTATTAATAATCACTTTCCTAACATAGACCAACCAGAAGAAACACCTAGCAAACCACAAATGGAAGTAGTCTTTAACAAAATAGAAAAGACTATTAGCAATATGTACTGGTATGATAAAAAGATGTTAAACTTATATGTCTACCACATACCAAGTATTAGAAAAATATCTACAGCTACTGCAATAAGCAGTAAGGCTGTATTCAAAACACTAAAGAGGTGTAAACTAACAATAAAAAAAGAAGTAGCAAAAGAATATTATTATGGCAAAACAGGCTAAAGCTAAAAAGGCAACAAGAAAAAAAGCTGCTCCAAAATCTAAAGGTCTTGGAGATAGTATAGAAAAATTCACTAAGAAAACAGGAATAAAAAAAGTAGTGGAGAAAGTAAGCGAGGTTACAGGAATTGACTGTGGATGTGATGAAAGGAAAGCATTACTAAATAAGATGTTTCCGTATAGAAGCACTAATTGTTTAACAGACGATGAGTATAACTGGCTCGATGTTTTTTATAAAAGCAGAAAGTCAACATTAACACACGAGGAGCAAACAAAAATGGTAGCTATACACAACAGAGTGCTAGCATCAAGAAGGCAAGTCAGCTCATGTGGTTCATGTGTAAGAGAAATGGTTAACGTAATGAAAAAATTATATTTAGAATATAAGGGTTAATGTTTAATTCCTATAAAATAAATGATAAGGTTGATGAACAATTAAAGGCAATTAAGCTTTTAGCATTACAGGGATATACAGTACTGGATTTAGAAGGAAACATAATAGACAAATGGAACTTTGATAAAAAAGAAAAACCCGTTATTTCTCCTTTGAGATATAACACGAGAAATAGATAATAAATAAAAAAAATATGTCAAAATCAAAATCAGAACCAATAAGTAATGAAATTTTTGAACATTTTAGAAAGCAAGAGAGAGAGGTTAAAATTGCAATTAACATTCTCAAAAAAAATGGCTTTTCTGTAAATGATAGAAAAAATAAATTAGTTATATATAGAGATTAAATGAAGAGTATAGCTGTTATGTCACGAGTTTTAAACGGAAAGCTAGTGAGAAACAAAAGCATGATAGCTAATGCTGTTAAACACTTTGAGGGAAAGGATGTCGAAGTAATAATTAAGATGAAAAGAAAGTACAGAAGCTCCCCTCAAAATGCTTACTACTTTGGAGTAATTATTCCAATAGCAGTAAATGCAATATATAACGAATGGGGAGAAGTATGGTCTAAAGAGAAAGCTCACGAGTTTTTTAAAAATAGATTTCTATTTAATGAAAGAGTAAATGAAGAGACAGCAGAGATAATACAGATACCTAAGTCTACAACTGATAACTCTACAATAGAACAAGAGGAGTATCATTTAAAATGTGTAGAGTTTTTAAGGGAGTGGTTTAATGTAGAAGTACCACTACCTAATGAAAATATAAAAATTGAATAATGATAAAACAAAATAATAGCAATCGAAAATATGTGGAGTATTATTTAAAAATAAAATGGCCAAAAATTAAAAATCCAGATTTTTTAATTCCCAAAACAGAAACTTTTAACAACTATTATATAAGAGTTTATGACGATATAAGGTTAAGTTATTTTAGTACAGAAAATCTTAAATATAACAAATTAAAAAAATGGTATAATGATTATAAAAAAAACAAGTTACATCGTTAATAGTTAAGACAAAATAAAATTGATTAATCAATCTTTTTCAATTATGGATAAAAGAAAATATAATGGAGGCAAAAGAGTAGGAGCAGGTAGAAAGCCTAAATCTGAAGAGCAAGATTTAATAGAAAAATTAGATTTGATTATTAACGAAGAAGATGTTATAAAACAACTTAAAGAATTAATAGCAGACGGAGATTTAAGAGCCATACAGCTTTATCTAAATTATCGTAGGGGTAGACCTATTGAAACTAAAGACATAACAATAAATGAAGATATGCCTTTGTTTATAGATTAGTATGCAAGTTAAAAAAACCTTAGCCTTAAATAAACTACTAAACCTAAACAGTAGAACTAAGATTATTAGAGGAGGGAGTTCAGCAGGAAAAACAATAGCTATTCTTATAATCCTAATTGACTATGCTATTAAAAACAAAGGCAAAGAAATAAGTGTAGTATCAGAATCTATTCCTCACTTGCGTAGAGGAGCTTTAAAAGACTTTCTAAGTATCTTAAAGAGCCTGAATAGGTATTATGAAAAGAAGTTCAATAGAAGTACTTTAAAATACGAATTTAGTAATGGCTCTTATATAGAGTTTTTCTCCACAGACCAACCGGACAAACTAAGAGGAGCAAGAAGAACAGACTTGTACATAAACGAATGTAACAATGTGCCTTTTGATGCTTACCAACAACTAGCAGTTAGAACAAGTGGAAACATCTGGCTAGACTATAATCCTGCAAATCTATTTTGGGTAGATAAAGAACTGATAGGACAGAGTGATACTGACTTTGTTACACTAACCTACAAAGACAATGACAGTCTACCAGAATCAATAGTTAAAGAAATAGAGAAAGCAAGAGACAAAGCTAAGACTTCTACATACTGGGCTAATTGGTGGAAAGTATATGGATTAGGTGAAATAGGAAGCTTAGAGGGAGTTTGTATTTCTGACTGGAAAGAGATTGATAAGATACCAGAAGATGCAAGACTGCTTTGTGGAGGCATGGACTTTGGCTATTCTGTTGACGCTTCAACTTATATAAGATTATACAAATGGAATAGTGCTTACATATTTGATGAAATGCTTTATAGAAAAGGTATGCACAATAGAGATATTAGCTTATTTTTTACAAACCAACATATAAGAGAAAACATTTATGCTGATTCTGCAGAACCTAAATCAATAGCTGAATTAAAAAACTATGGTCATGCAGTTTATCCTGTAACAAAAGGTAGAGATTCAATTATCTATGGAATTAATTTAATGAATCAAAATGAAATCTATGTAACTAGAAGAAGTAAGAATCTAATTAAGGAGCTTCAGGGTTATATATGGGCAAAAGACAAAGAGGGTAATGACTTACAAAAACCTACTGGAACACATCCAGATTGCATTGATGCAGCTAGATATGCTTTAATGATGCAGCTAGAAAATCCAAACAGAGGAGAATATCATTTTTATTAAATAAATACATAAAGTATTGCATAGTATTACAAATAGTATTATATTAGCAGTATAATTGCAATGAAGCAGTTATGTAAACAAAAAAATAATAAATATGAAAATGCCTAAAAACAGAGATTACGTTGATTACAATGCCTTAAATCCTATTCAGAAACAATACATAAATGATTGTATTTTGTTAGAAAATTTAGGAAAGCCAAATGACTTATTAGACGACTTATACAGAGCGGCTTATTTAAAAGATAATTAATAATTAAACAAAATATTTAAATGAAAGAAAAGAAAATACCTATAAGCTTTAGACTTGACAAAGATATTCTAGACAAAGTAAAGATTAAAGCTGAGAAAGAAAACAGGTCTATAAACAATACAGTAGAAACCATTCTCAAACAATCTTTAAAATAATCTTCACACCCTTTCATCTGAGAGGGTTTTTTTTTGCAATAGGGTGGAGTACACTTTGTGATTTTATCGTACATATAGTATGAAAGTTAAAATCCTAGTACCTGAAACACTATCAGAAATAACATTAGAGCAATATCAAAAGTTCTTAAAGATTTCTAATGACAATGAAGATAGTTTGTTTCTGCAACAGAAAATGGTAGAGATATTCTGCAACATTGAATTAAAGAATGTGCTAAATATTAAATACACCTCCATAAACAAAATAACAAAACACCTTAACAAACTGTTTGAACAAAAACCAAAGTTTATTACATCTTTTAATAGAGGTGAGTTAGAATTTGGATTTATACCTAAGCTAGACGATATGACCTTTGGAGAATATGTAGACCTAGATTCCACATTAACAGACTGGGAAACTATGCACAAAGCTATGGGTGTATTATTTAGACCTATAACACTTAAACAAAATAACAAGTATTTAATTGAGGACTATGAGACATATGACAAATACGATATGCAGAAAATGCCATTAGATATTGTACTTGGTTCATTAGTTTTTTTTTGGAGTTTAAGCAAAGAGTTAATGAATCATATTCCGAGTTATTTCAAACAGGAAGTGGAGAATCTGACCTCTCAGCAAAAGCAAACTTTGGAAGAAAGTGGAATTGGTATTCAAGCATTTATAGACTTAGTAACTCAGACGTTACCCAAATTGATGAAGTTACCAAGTTACCAGTCCATCAATGTTTAATGTTTTTGACTTTTGAAAAAGAGAAAATAGAACTTGAAAGAAGAATGATAAAGAGTAAGATATGAAAGAGTTTTTAGTAGAGGAGCTTTATGAAAGAGGATTAATTCCTTATGATGAAAGTATTGTTCTAGCTGAAGGCTTTGAAGATGCTATGGTTGGCATATCTACTACTAATCCTAAAAGAGCTATATACGATTATTGGAAATGTCTGGATTGTTTAATAAAAGCAAAAGTCACACAGGAAGTTTTTGAATTTGATGCAGCTTTAGAATGGCTAGACGATTACATAAAAGAAGCAAACAATAGTGATATAAACTCATTCACTCCAATATTTATAAAAACAATATGACAACTTATTATAATATAATTGACACACTTAAAACAGCTTTAGAAGCAGAACCTTTTGTTAATACTGTAAGCTATGGAAACATCTATGACATTGACTTAGCTAAACAAACCATATTTCCATTATCACACATTATGGTCAATCAAGCTACTATCTCTGCTCCAACAACAACATTTAATGTGACTATTATGTGCATGGATATTGTAGACAATCCTAAAACAGAAAGTGCTTCTGCATTTCTAGGAAACTCTAACGAGCAAGACATTCTAAACACACAGCTTAATATAGCAGCTAGAATAGTAAGTAAGCTAATGAGAGGAGATTTATTTAGCGACTTGTATCAGGTAGAGGGAACAGCAAGCTGTGAGCCTTTTAACGAAAGGTTTGAGAATAGTTTAACAGGATGGGCAGTAACTTTTGACGTAGTAGTTCCAACAAATATGACAATTTGCTAATGGAATTAAAAGAGATACAAAGAGAGTTGAATAGGTTTGGAAAGTATGTAGTCCAACAATCAAGAAGCAATCTTACTAAACAAAAAAAGAATGTAAATAAAACACTTTATAATTCTATTGGATATAACCTAGAGAAAACTGCTGAGGGTTTCAGTCTGTCTTTTGAAATGGAAGATTATGGAGAATTTCAAGATAAAGGGGTGAGTGGTATAAAAAGAAAATTTAACACACCTTTTAAATACACAAATAAAATGCCTCCTCCTAAAGCATTTGATAAATGGGGAGTAATTAAAGGAATAGCTCCAAGAGGTAAAGGAGGACAGTTTGAAAAACGTAAATCATTAGACTTTGCTTTAGCTAAAAGCATTTATTACAAAGGTATAAGACCAAGTATGTTTTTTACTAAACCCTTTGAAAAAGCCTTTGAAAGACTGCCTGAAGAATTAGCAGAATCATTAGTAAAAGACATAACAGAAAATATTTAAAACATGAGTGCAATAATAAATGCTAGAAGTCCATACTTTATAAAAATAACTCCCTCACAGGGAAGTATAGAATCAGCAACAATGACATTGTATATTTACTCAGGTACTTATACAGCTTCTCCATCTCCATCACAATACACATTAACAAAAACAGCCATATCAGGAAACAACTATATAGCCTTTGAAATAAGCTCACTTGTCAAAGATTATTTAGAAACAGAGTATGGAAACTTTTCAACAGACGGAGTTTGGGTTAAAACCTCTACTGTTATAACTAAAGATTCTGGAACAACAACTGCAACAACAGCAAACAAGCTAGTAGACAGCACTCAAAACTTTACAACTTCAGTCCAAATTGGTGATACTGTTAACAATACTACAGACGGAACAACAGCAACTATTTCTGCAATAGATAGCAATACTACTCTTAGCCTAAGTTCCGATATTATGACAAGTGGAGAAACTTATAACATAAGACAAACAGCAGCAGCAGAAGATGCCACTCCTTACTTAGCTTTTGATGGGTTTGGATATTTTGAAGAAGGTGTAAACCCTAGAACAGCTACAAATCCTATAAACACAGTAGTCACAGGAACAACCGATGGAGTAACAGTAGCTTTTAAATTACAAGACTCAACTCAAAACTTTTTAGACACAGTAAGTCTAGGAGATACTGTAAACAATTTAAGTGAGGGAGGTAGTACTACAATTAGTGCTATAGAAAGTAATACATCATTAGCATTAGCTGCTGATATTATGGTTTCAACTCCTGACAATTATAGCATTGTAGCTAGACCTGATTACACACCTGCTTTATTACAAAGCAATACAACTATATATTTTAAACAGGGTACTGACATTGTCTTTCCAGTATTTGCAGAAGCAGAGCCTACAATAACATTTATAAGTGGAGGAGGAGCAAACATCAAATGGGAAAGGACTGATGAGTTCTGGAACTTATACCAAAATTACTGGGGTTCTATTTTAACTCCTATTGTAGTTCCTGATTCTACCGATTCAACAGAAAAGATAGTTTACATAAGAGTAACTCCGACTCTGACATTACAAACAGGAGATACTATTACAGTAGTTTCTACTAAGACAGGCTATGAGCAAAGTTTTACTTTAACCCTAGAGGCTGTATGTGAGCCTAAGTATGAGCAACTACAAGTAATCTTTTATAACAAGTTTGGAGCTTTACAAATCATGCCATTTTTTAAAAGGTCACAAAAAAGCTTAAGTGTTAAAGGAAGCACTTACAACAGAAATATAATGGACTTTACCTCTTCTCCTAGTTATGATATTTCTAAACATAGTATTGCAACCTATGGAGTCAATGGTAGTGAATCTATTGAAATGAATACAGGATTTATTAACGAGAGCTTTAACGAAGTCATTGAAGAAATAATGCTTAGTAAACAAATATTTGTAGATGACGGAAACAATGTCTTGCCAATAAACATAAAAACTAAAAGCTTAACATTTAAAAAAGGAGTCAATGAAGGACTTATAAATTATACGATGAGCTTTGATTATGCCTTTAGCACTATAAACAACATTAAATAATGCTAGCACTACAAATTTATATTAACGGGCTAAGAGCTGATATGTTCAAAGACGAATCAGTCAGTATTACTCAGTCTATACAAAACGTAAGAGATGTAGGTAAAATATTTACTGATTTTACTAAGTCTTTTAATTTACCTGCCTCACAAAATAACAATAAGATATTTAAACACTTTTACAACTTTAATATTGATGCAGGCTTTGATGCCAGAACTAAAATTAGTAGTAAGCTAGAATTAAACTTTTTAGAATTTAAGACAGGAGTATTGCAGCTCAATGGAGTTAAAATGAAAAACAATCAGGCTAGCTCATACAATGTAACATTTTTTGGAAATACAGTAAACCTAAAAACTTTATTAGCTGAAGATAAACTAGACGTTTTAAACCTTTCTGCTTATGACCACACCTATTCAAAGCTAATAGTAAAAAATGCTTTACAATCAGACACCTATCTAAGTAATGGAGCTATTGTCTATCCTTTAATACAAGCTGAAGAAGGAAGATACTTTTTTAATTCAGATGCAACAAATGAAGAAGATTTTAATGTTCACTATCAGAGTAATGGACAGGGTTCATTAAATCATGGTATTGTTTATACGAATTTAAAACCTGCCATAAGACTACAAGAAATTATAGATGCTATTGAAGCTAGATATACAGTTGCTAATGGATTTCCTAGCGACATTGTCTTTTCATCAGACTTTTTTAATAACTCTGAGCCTTTTGCAAGTTTATATTTATGGCTTGCTAGAAACAAAGGAAGAATAGGAACAAATACAGACGGACAACAAGTTTTAACTAGAGTAATTGGTAACTGGCAACTTTCAGGAAGTGACAATTATTCTTTTAACTTAGGAAACACCACTTGGAGTGTGAATATAAACACAGCAGACAAAATAGTTTATTTTGCTATATTAAGCATAGCTCCTACCGACAACTCAATAGTCTACACAGCTTATGCTATTGACAATGTATCTAACACTAGAATTGCTGAAATAACAAATGTAACAGGTAGTAATCCTTTGACTTTTACATTGGATGAAAATACTGCTGCTAATTATGAAATTCAATGGGTAGTAGAAAGCACCTCTGCCTTATCGTTTACTCCAACTTTAGAACTAACAGCAAATGATATTTTAAACTTTGGTGGAGGAACAAACAACTATGTAGTTAATGGAGGCACTAACGATACACTAGGCTTTGTTTATATTAATCAAAATGTGCCTGACATTAAAATTATAGACCTACTTACAGGCTTATTTCAGACTTTTAATTTAACTGCTTTTGTTAATGACCAGAACATTATTGAGGTAAAAACATTAGATAGTTTTTATGCCACTAGCAATTCTTATGACATTACTTCTCATGTTGAAATGAATACTAGTGATATTAATATGGCTTTGCCTTATAATGACATACAGTTTAAATTTCAAGAGCCAGATTCTTTTTTAGCTATAAATTTTAACAGAATACAAAATCAAGTGTTTGGAGATTTGCTTAGTCCTCCCTCAAGAGATACTTCTATTGATGTTGGTACTAAATACACCATAGAACTCCCTTTCGCTAAAATGGTTTATGAAAGATTGTCTGACCAAAACAGTTCATCAACTCTTACTAACAATCAAAGTGAAATACAATGGGGATGGAGTGTCAATGCAGACCAAGAAACTGATTTGACAAAACCTTTAATATTTTATAACGTTAACCAGACTATAAGTAGTGCAGATTCTAAACTTTCATTTAAAGACGGCATAAGCTCAAATGAAGCAGCACCACTAACAACTTACAACAGACCTTCTAATGTTAATTTAAACTCCTCGCAGACTATTAATTTTGGAAGTGAGGTTGATGAGTATACAGGAACTACAAACAACCAAAGTCTGTTTCAGAATTACTACTCTTCTTACATCTCCGATGTATTTAATATAAAAAGAAGAATAACTAAGGTTAAAGCCTACCTGCCTTTAAGCATTTTACTTAACTACAATTTAAACGACAAGTTTATTATCAATGACATTAGTTATAAAATAAATACAGTTAAAACCAATATGCTAACAGGAGAAAGCAGCTTAGAACTTTTAAACGAATTATCATGATAGGACAAATACTAGAGTTAATAAAAATAACCAAATGTAAAAGTGAGTTTTCACAAATTGCATTAGGTAAAAACAAAATTCCTGAAACCTTTAAAGAAGTTTATAATCATATTAAATATTTTAAATAATGAAAAGTATTCCAATAGAATTAAAGGTAAACACTAAAAATGCAGAGGCTAGTTTAGAAGATGTTGTAAAAAGTTTACAGCTTATAAATGAGACTTTAGTAGACAATCAAAAAGAAAGTCAAGAAGCTTTCAAAAAACTAGATAAAGGTGCAAAAAATTCAAATAAAAAACTTTCTTTACTTAGCAAAGGTGTTAATAAACTTAAAAAAGGGTTTACAGGAGTTGGTTTAGCATTTAAAGCTATTGGATTTGGTTTAATTTTAAAAGCTTTTGAAACCTTTACTGCAATATTGGGAGAAAATCAAAAAGTAGTAGATTTTGGCAATACCATATTCCAAACTACTGCTAAAATATTTACTGACATCACTAATGGAGTGATAGAATCGTTTACTTCTTTTGAAAATTTTAAAGGTGCTATAGCTAGAGTAGGAAATAGTATAAAAACTTTATTAATGCCTACCATTATAAAAGCACAGATAGGATTTAAAACATTACAATTAGCAGCAAAAACATTATTTGATAAAAAAGATACTGAAGGAATTGAAAGACTTGCAGGAGAAATTGCACAACTAGGAACGGATTTAATTGATGCTTCTAAAGAACAAAAAGAATTAACTACTAATGTTACTAAATATGTAAAATCTACTTTTCAAGCAGCACAGGCTAACACACAGTTAGCTAATTCAGCACAGCTTTTAAATGCAGAAAATCAGGGTTTACTAGAAAAATACGATAGAGAAGCAGAAATACAAAGACAATTAAGAGACGATACCTCAAACAGTATACAAGTAAGAATTGAAGCTAATGAAAAATTAGCAGAAGTATTAGATGAGCAAGAAAAGACAATGAAGAAAAATGCTCAAGTTGCAGTTGAGTCAGCAAAAGCAGCTTTAGATTTAAATAAAGATAATGTAGCTCTACAAGTAGCTTATACAGAGGCTTTAAATGAACAAGCTGCTATTGAAGCTACCGTTACAGGGTTTAGGTCTGAGCAACAGACAAATTATAATGCTTTATTACAGGAACAAAAAGATTTAGATTTAGAATTAAAACAAATAGGATTAGATGATGTTGAATTAGCCAAATTAGAAGCACAAAATCAATTAGACATACAAACTGCATTAATAGATAAAGAAGTTGAAAATGAAGAACGAAAAAACGCTCTTTTATTAAAAGCTCAACAAGATTATCAAAAACAAATATCTAAAATTAATGCTGATGCTGCTAAAACAGATGTAATAATAACAAAACTAACAGAAGAACAAAAGCTTAACATTATATCAGGAGCTTTAGGAGGGATTGCTAATCTTGTAGGTCAAAGTAGTGGATTTGGGAAAGCTATTGCAGTTACTCAAGCAGTAATTGATACTTATGCAGGAGCTAATAAGGCTTTAGCACAGGGAGGTATTTTTGGCCCTATAGCAGCAGCAGGAATTATTGCAGGAGGTCTTGCTAATGTTAAAAATATAGTTTCTACTCAAACACCTGCAGCACCTGCTGCATTATCTGGTGGTGGTTCTGGTGGTGGTTCATCTGCTGCTGTATCAGTTGCACCAAGTCCTCCTGCATTTAATATAGTAGGAGCATCAGAAACAAATCAGTTAGCAGGAGCAATAGGAAGTCAAGCTCAAGAGCCAGTCAAAGCTTTTGTAGTGGCTAATGATGTAACTACTGCACAGAGTTTAGATAGAAATATTGTCGAAGGTGCAAGTATAGGGTAACACTTTTAAAAATTATCGTACATATATTATGGATATAATAGAATTATTTTTAGACGAAGAAAACGAACATTCAGGAATAGAAGCTATTTCAGTTGTTGAATCTCCTGCAATAGAATCAGATTTTATTGCACTTAAAAACCAAGAAATCAGAATGGCACAGGTAGATAAGGAAAAACGAATCCTTATGGGTGCTGCTTTAATACCTAACAAACCCATTTATAGAAAGAATGAGAAAGATGAAGGCTATTATGTCTATTTCTCCACAGATACTGTAAAAAAGGCATCTGAAATGTTTTTAATAAGAGGCAATCAATCAAAAGCAACTTTAGAGCATCAAATGGCTATACAAAACCTAACAGTTGTTGAATCTTGGTTAGTAGATGACCCTAAAATGGATAAATCAGTAAAATATGGTTTAGATGTACCAAAAGGGACTTGGATGGTGTCGATGAAAGTCAATAATGACGAAATATGGAATGATTATGTAAAAACAGGTAAAGTCAAAGGATTTTCAATAGAAGGATTTTTCTCAGACCAAGCTAACAGACCTAAAGAGCAAATAGAGGAAGAATTATCAGAAGAAGTGCTTTCTAAAGAATTAATAGCAAAAATAAAGGATATTATTTGCAAAGGTTGTGACAATCAAAATAAACAATATGATAAGAAAGAAGAAATTTAAAAACCTAGCACACAATTCTCCTAAAGCCAGTCGCAGAGGGTGTTTGTGTAAAGACAACACTTATAGTGTGGATTGTTGTGATGGCTCACTTCATGCACAGGGCATAGGTAAAACTCAGGCAAGCTAAAAAAAGTGGAAACACTTTTGACTTTTGTCGTACATATAATAAGCAATTAAAAAATATTTAAATGAAAGCATCAGAAATAGTTGAATCAATAAAACAAGTTCTAGGAATGGAACTAGCAGAAGTTAAAGTAGAGTTAGAAGAAAGAAAACTTGAAAACGGAACTAGAATAGAAGCAGAATCTTTTGAAAAAGGTAAAGCTGTATTTATTTTGACAGACGATGAAAAAGTAGCTATGCCAGTTGGTGAGTACTTATTTGAAGATGGCACTTTATTAGTAGTTGAAGAAGAGGGAGTTATTGGAGATGTAAGAGAAGATGTTGACGATGAAGTTCCACAAAAGGAAGAAGCAGGAGAAGAAAAAGAAGAAATGAAAGAAGAAGAAGAAATGGATGAGGAAGCTGATGTAGCAGACTGGAAAGGCATGGAAAAAAGAATTAAAAACTTAGAAGATGCTATTGCTGATTTAAAATCAGATAAACAAGACAGAAATTCTAAAGAAGAAGAAGTGTATTCAAAAGAAGAAAAAGTAGAAGAAAAAGTAGAAGCAGCGAAAGTTGAATTAAATGAAGTTGAAGTTTCTGCAGAACCAATTAATCACAACCCAGAAAAGGTTGAGAAAAGAGAAAGAGTGCATTTAGCAAAAGGAAGAGCGAGAAGCACTATGGATAGAGTATTAGAAAAATTAAATAATCACAAATAACAATTAAATTTTAAAACATGAGTAATCACAAAGTCGATTTAGCGACAACAGTTAACATTACCTCTACTTTTAGCGGTTCTTGGGCAAATAAGTATGTCTCAATCGCTTTATTAAGTGGTAAAACTTTAGACAATGGAGGTGTAACAATTATGCCAAACATTGACTACAAATATGTCATCCAGAAAGGAGCATTTGATTCAAACTTTATTAAAGATGCAACCTGTGACTTTACAGATACGGGTGCAGTAACTCTTACAGAAAGAGTACTTACTTTAGAGGAGTTCCAAATCAACTCTGAATTTTGTAAAAAAGAATTTTCTCAAACTTGGCAAGCTGCTGAAATGGGTTATTCTGTATTAAATCAAGACCTCCCAAAATCATTCCAAGAATTTATCATTACACAATTTGCTGCTAAAGTTGCAGACAAATATGAGCAAGTTATTTGGAACGGAACTAACGGAAACACAGGTGAGTTTGATGGATTTACAACTTTATTTGCTGCTGACGGAGATGTAATTGATGTAGCTGCTGTAGGTGGTGGAATTAATGCTGCAAATGTAATTGCTGAATTACAAAAAATAGTAGCTGCTATTCCTGCAACTGTTTACGAAAAAGAAGATATGCATGTTTATATAGGAACTGATATTTTAAGATTCTACATTCAAGCTTTAGGCTTAGTAGGTGCAGGTTCAGGTATTGACAACAAAGGAACACTTTGGTATAACGGAGTTCCTTTAACTATTGACGGAATTAAATTATTCCACTCACCAGGTATGCCTGCTAACAAAGCAGTAGCAGCTCAATCATCTAATTTATATTTCGGTACTGGATTACTTTCAGACATGAACGAAATTAGAATTATTGATATGCAAGACATTGATGGTAGCCAAAATGTGAGATTTATCATGCGTTGGAAGGCTGGAATTTCCTACGGTTTGGGAAGCGAAGTAGTATTATACGCTTAATAGTAAGTAAATAAAGTTTAACCTTTTAAAATAAATAAATATGTCATGTAATTTAAGTGCAGGTAGAGCAGTCCCATGTAAAGATGTAGTAGGGGGGATTCAAAAGGTTTTCTTTGTTGACTTTGGTGGACTGGGAACAATAACATACACAGCAGATGAAATAACAGATGCAAGTGGAACTTTCTCAGCTTATGAGTACGATTTAAAAGGAGGTAGTTCTTTAGAGCAAACAATAACAAGCTCAAGAGAAACAGGAACGACTTTCTTTGAACAAGTCCTTACTCTAAATCTTACTAAATTAAGTAAAGAAGATAATGTACAAATAAAGCTATTAGCTTACGGAAGACCTCAAGTTGCAGTCGTTGACAACAACGGAAATGCTTTCTTGATGGGTATTGAGTTTGGAGCTGAAGTAACTGGAGGAACAGTTGCTACAGGAACAGCTATGGGTGATTTAAGTGGATACACTTTAACGCTTACAGCTCAAGAAAAACTTCCTGCTAATTTTATATCAGGTGCAACATTGGCTAATCCTTTTGCAGGCTTGTCAAGTGCAACTGAAACAATAGTAGTAGGTACTAATAGCTAAAAAACGATAGGTTTCTTTTCATTAAGTTTTGTTTAGGTTAGAAAGGGGTACTTTAACGAGTCACCCCTTTTTATTTAAAAATTAAGTTATGATAATACTAAGGGAGGTAAATACATTACAGACAATTAAAGTAATTCCTAGAGAATATAGCACCAATATTACTTATGCAGTAAACATAACTAGTGATTCTGAAAATAAGAATGTTTATTCTCACAATTTTACTGACGAGTTTACTTTAGATAAATACTGGTATCAGTTTAGTGATTTCTTTACAGGTTTAGAGGAAAATAATTTTTATACATTAAGCATAACAAGATACCAAAAAGAAGTTTTTAGGGGAAGAATCTTTTGCACTAATCAATCTCCAATAAGCACATTTAGTGTTAACTCTGGAGAATACACAACCACGACCTCAACTAATGAATTTATATTCTATGAAGCATAAAAGCGACATTCACATTTTAAATCTAAACTCTTACGAAGCACCAAGAGTTTATGAAGAAAGAAACCAAGATTTTGTCTCCATTGGAGATAATAACGACTACTATCAATATGTCATAGACAGATATATTGGTTCTACTACTAATCATGCTATTTTAAATGGAGTTACCAATTTTGTTTATGGTCATGGAATAGATGCTACTGATTCTAGTGAAAAACCAGAGCAGTATGCACAGATGAAATCATTACTTAAAAATAAAGACCTATTTAGAGTAGTACAAGACTTTGTAATTTTAGGAGAAGGAGCTTTTCAAGTAACTTATAATACAGAGAGAAAAATAAGCAAGCTAACCTACTTCCCTAGACAAACTTTAAGAGCCGAGAAATGCAACGATAAAGGGGAAATAGATGCCTATTACTACCACCCTGACTGGAAAGACTACAACAGAAACGATAAACTTAAAAGGATACCTGTATTTGGGACATCTAAAGAGTTGAATGAAATATTTATTGTTAAAAAATACGTTGTTGGATTTCACTATTATAGCCTACCTAGCTATGCTGCTTCAATGCCTTATGCACTTTTAGAAGAAGAAATTTCAGCATACTTAATTAATGAAACACAAAATTCTTTTTCAGGAACTAAAGTTGTTAATTTTAACAATGGAGTACCTGACAAAGAGAAACAAATCCAAATAAAAAACGACATCTTAGGTAAGCTTACAGGTTCTATTGGTGACAAAGTGATAGTTGCCTTTAATTCTAATCAAGAATCTGCTACAACTGTTGAAGATATATCACTAAACAATGCTCCAGAACATTATGCTTATTTAGCTGAGGAGTGTGTTAAGAAATTAATGGTAGGACATAGAATTACTTCTCCTCTTTTACTAGGAATTAGAGAATCTGGAGGAGGACTAGGGAATAATGCTGATGAAATACAAACAGCTACCGATTTATTCTTAAACATCGTAATTAAGCCTGCTCAGGACATTGTTATTGATGCTATAGATGACCTTTTAGCCACTAATGACATAGCTCTTAATCTTTACTTCAAAACGCTTAAACCATTAGACTTCATGGATGAAGATACTGATTTAACAGACGAACAAGTTGAAGAGGAAACAGGAATAAAGCAAGAAGATATAGATGAAGAAAAAGTAGAGGTAGATTTGAAAAAAATAGATGGCAAACTTGTTTTTGAAACTCCTGAAGAAGCAGAAGAGCAAGCCGAGAAGCTAGGTTGTAAAGGTTCGCATACACATGAAGATGAAGATGGAAAAACTTGGTATATGCCATGTGAATCACATGATGACTATCCACAGTCTATGAGTTTAACTAAAGAGGATTTAAATGAAGAGGAAACTAAAAACATCTTAGGTATTCTAGCAGAAGCAGGTGAGAAAATGAGTGATAATTATGTTTATGTAGATGAAATAGATGCTGATGACGATGTAGACAATGAGGACTGGGCAAACTACCTTATAAATGAGAAAAAAAGTACTCTTTCTAAAATTAAAGGACTGCTAGGACTTGCTGATGAAATAGATTCTAAAAAGAAAGGAAGTTCATATAGTGACTTAGATTCTAAAAATGGATTATATAAAATAAGATATACTTATGCAATAGGCTCAAACAAGCCAAGTAAAACACAAAGAGACTTTTGTGCAAATATGATGGACATGGCTAGAGCAGGTATTGTATGGACTTTAGAAGATATTGATAGAGCAAGCAGAGAGGGTGTAAACAGAGAGTTAGGTCATAAAGGTAGAGCTTACGATTTATTTAAATTTAAAGGAGGTATTTATTGCAGACATAAATGGAGAAAAGTTTTATACAGACTAGAAAGCAATACTGAGCCTTCTGAAAATCTTTCTAATTATAAAAAGACTAGAACTATTCCTAAAACATATAACAGAAATCCTAGAGGTTCAAAACAGGCTGCAACTGCTCCTGAAAATATGCCTAATAGAGGAGCATACCCAAAATAAAATTTAAACTATGGCACAGGTATTATTTATAAACAGAGACGACTTAGTAAGGTTCACATCAGCTAATGGAAATATTGATACAGATAAATTCATACAATATATTTTTATTGCACAGGAAATTCAAATACAAAGATTTTTAGGAACTGAATTATATAATCAACTTGAAACTAAAATTGCTAATAACAATTTAGCAGGTCATTATTTGACTTTAGTGACAGATTATATAAAACCAAGTTTATGTCATTGGGCAATGGTAGAATATCTTCCATTCGCTGCCTATTCAATTTCTAATAATGGAATATACAAGCATACTTCTGAAAATGCTGTAAATGCTGATAAAAACGAAGTAGACTTTTTAATAGAAAAAGAAAGAACGACTGCTCAATATTTTAGTAACAGACTGATTGATTATTTACAAGATAATGCAGCAGCAAACTTTCCTGAATACTATGCAAATAGTTTTCCAGACATATATCCAGACGACTCAGCAAATTTTGGTGGATGGCAGTTAAGTTAAAAAAAACAAATGAGCAGGAGAAAAACGAAATCTTGCTTAAAAAATATTTAGAAAATAAAGTAGAATCATTAAAAAATAAAACAAATTGGCAACATTTACAGGACAATTAATTTCAGCTACTTATGATGCAATTATAAAAACAATAGATAATGATGCCATAGGAGGAACAGCTAAACAACTTACAGACGGACTTGGAAATGTAACGCCTTTATATGTTTCTACTACACAAATAGGAATAGGCATTACTCCAACAGAAGCTCTTCATGTTTCTGGCAATATAAAAGCTAGCTCATCAGTAATAGCTACCACTTTTAGTGGTGATTTAAATGGGACTATAAACACAGCAACAACAGGAGTCACACAAACAGCAGGAGACAATACTACAAAAATAGCAACTACTGCTTTTGTACAAGAAAGTCATACTGGTAAGCCAACAGGTTCTGGAACAGGTGGTAAAATTGCTCTTTGGAGTGGCTCAGGCACTTCTACAGTATTAACAGATAGTTCAATTACTGAAGAATCTACTCAATATTTACTAACTAAAGACATTAGAATTTTCGATACTATTCCTGGTATAACTTTACAAGATTCTGATAGTTCAGGAAGTGCGTCTAGTGGTAGTATAACTTGGCTAGACAATGCAGCTAGTCAAAGAGCTATAATTAGTTTAACAAATTCTATTTTAGGAATAACTAGCAAGCATGGTGGTATAAATTTTGGAACTAATTCAACACCTGCTGTTTCTATAGATTCTAGTCAAAATACTGAGTTTTTTGGTAGCATATCTTCAACAAGCACTATTACAGCTACTTCTTACATACAAAGTGACAGTAATTTACTAGTTAAAGGAGATGTAAAATTTAGAAATAATGCTGATTCTAGTTGGAACGGAGGACAGATAGGTTCTGATGCAAATGACAGTTTAAGATTTGCAGTTAAAACAGCTGCGTCTAGTAATGTTGAAGCATTGACATTAGATGCTAACTTAAAAGCTAATTTTACAGGGAGCATAGCTATTGGAGGAAATGCCACGACTATTGCTTCATTTGTTACAGAATCCGACACTATAGCTTCTAATGATAATGACACCACTCTCCCAACAAGTGCAGCAGTTAAAGATTATGTAGACACTCAAGTTGGAGCAAACAATGAGCTTTCTGAGATTTTAGCAAATGGCAATACTACTGGAGGAACTAAAATAGAGGTAAATAATACTTCTAGTGGTATAGATTTAATTGATGATGCAAAAATTAGATTAGGTACAGGAAATGATTTACAAATATATCACAATGGAAGTCAAGATAGAATTGAAAGTTCATCAGCTTTTTTAGTATTAGAAGCATCAAATGTTATTCTTCGTAATAATGGTGGTAGTGAAGATTATGCTAAGTTTCTTGGTAATGCTGCTGTGGAATTATATTATAACAACTCTAAAAAGTTTGAAACTACAAGTACAGGGGTTAGTGTAACAGGTGCTTTAACAGGAACAAGTGCAACTTTTTCAACTTCAGGCACACCGTTATCTTTAAATAGAACAGGTGGTGCTACTGCTTTAGTAGAATTAAAAATAGGAGGTACAGTTGAAGGATATTTAGGTGCTGACTCAACAAAAAGTTTAATTGTTTTTAATGAATCAGCTGCAGAAAAATTTTCTATTAGTAATGGGGGTGATGGAACTTTTGCAGGAACTATTTCAAGTGGTGCTATAACTGCTAGTGGTTCAACTGCAGCAGGAGTGCTTACTTTGGAAAGTACATCAGCTTCTGACTTAACAATAACAACTACTGCAGCGAATACTTGGGAATTTAGTAATGCAGGTAATAATTCTGTATATAATGCGTATTCACATACATTTAAAAATGCCTCAACCACAGGTTTAACAATAAACAATTCTGGAAACGCAACCTTTGCAGGAAATGTAACTGCACCAGAACTTCGTTTACAGGGAACAGGTACAACATATCTTAATATCGGAAATAATACTACAGGTTCAGCATCAAGTGATGGAGCAAGTATAGGTTATTTTACAGGGCAAAGTTCTTTACAAATTGTTCAAAGAGAAAATGATGCTATGGTTTTTTCAACTAACAATACAGAAAAAATGCGTATAACATCTGACGGGGATGTTTTAATGACCACAACATCAGGTAATAAACTTGCAACAATAAAAGGTCAAACAGGTAATGGTTATTATGGCGAATTAAAATTAGGTAACGCTGACCATAGTGCTGGGATTATTGGTCGACACATTTCATCAGGTAATACAGATTTAGAATTTTATACAGAAAATTATTCTGGTGATGGTTATGCAGAAAGAATGAGGATAACATCTGGGGGGGATGTTTTTATTGGCAATTCTTCTGTTACTACTGCTAACACAGCAATATTTTTAAACAAATCAGGAATTATTACAAATGTTGTAGCTAGTAGCTCAACAGATTTAATGCAATTTTACCAACAGAATGGTGGTGGCTTAGGAACAATAAGTCGTAACGCTGATGGTATATGTATGAATGGAAATGGTCAAACTAATCAATTGGTTGTGGCTGATTCTGGAAACGTAGGAATTGGAGGAGGTGCAATTAATTCACCAACAAGTGTAGGAACATTTTTAAACATAACTGGTAGAAATGGAATTGGAGGAGGAACAGCAGGGATTGTTTTAAAAGATTATGATAATGCAGCTTGGGATATATGGAATAGTGGAGGAATATTAAATTTTAGATATAACAATGGCGCAAGTGGAGCAGGAAATGGGCTTAGTATAGACACGACTAGTAATGCAACTTTTGCAGGAAATGTAACATTAAGTCAACCAACAAATGGTGCAGAAGCTAAATTAATATTAACATCAAAAAGTGCAGCAGGTAATTCAAGAACAGGAATAGTTGAATATGATGCAGACACAGAAAAAATATTTTTTATTAATGAAAGCACTACTGTTGCTGCAATGACTTCTGGAGGAAATGTAGGAATAGGAACTGATTCGCCTACTCAAGCCAAATTAGTTAGTTCTTATGATGGAACTGTTAACAATGGTATGGCTATAATAAACACTAATACAGGTACTGTTGTACAAAATTTAATGATTTTTAAAAGAGGTACGACTGAAGTTGGTTCAATTACATCTAACAATACTACAACTACTTATGTTACAAGTTCCGATTATAGATTAAAAGAAAACGTAGTTTCAATGACTGGTGCTTTAGATAGATTAAGTCAATTAAAACCTAGTAGATTTAACTTTATAGCAGATGCAGACAAAACAGTAGATGGGTTCTTGGCTCACGAAGTACAAGAGATAGTGCCTGAAGCTATAAGTGGAGAAAAAGATGCAATGCAAGATGAGGAATATGAAGTAAGTCCTGCTGTTTATGAAGATGTTTTACACCCTGCAATTGAAGAAGAATTAGACGAAGATGGAAATATAATAACGGAAGCTAAAGATGAATGGACTGAAAACGTATTAAAAACTGAAGCAGTCAAAGATACTAGACAAGTTCCAAAATATCAAGGAATCGACCAGTCAAAATTAGTGCCATTATTAGTAGGTGCAATACAAGAACTAAAAGCAGAAATAGATGATTTAAAAAACAAATGTAATTGTAAATAAAACGAATAAAAATTAACCCTTAAATAAATAAAAATGAGTAACAAAATCAAAAAAGAAGAATTAGAAACTTTACAGGGTCATGTAAATACGCAATCAAAAGCCTTACATGACATAGGAGCTTTAGAGAATCAAAAATTCCATTTGCTTCATGCACTTAATCAAGCACAGCAAAAAGTTGAAGAATTTAAAAAGGAACTTGAAGAAACTTATGGCAAAATAAACATTGATTTAAAAGATGGAAGTTTTGAGCCAATAGAAGAAAAACAAGAAGCTCCGTTAGTAGACGAGTATATCAATTAATTATGGATTCTGCAGATATGAAGATTTATTTTTTAAACTCTGTCGTTTTGGCTTTGACAATGACTGAAATAGAAACATGGTTGAAGATAATTCTTCTTATCTGCACTATTGTTTATACAATAAAAAAGACTAAGAAACTATGAGAAAAATAGACAAGCTCATAGTTCATTGTTCGGCAACTCCAGAACATAAAGAGTTTGATGTAGAAGATATAACAGAGTGGCACGTTACTGGAAATGGTTGGTCAGATTGTGGTTACCATTATGTCATTACTCTTAGTGGTGAGATACAAGAAGGTAGACCAGAAAAGAGAATAGGAAGTCACGTAAAAGGAGTTAATAGAAGTTCTATAGGTATATGTTACATAGGAGGGATGGATAGAACGATGGACAAATGGATAGATACTAGAACACCTGAGCAAAAAGAATCATTAGAGCAACTATTAAAAGATTTAAAACAGAAGTATCCAAAAGCTACAATATATGGACATAAGGATTTTACTAATAAAAAAGTATGTCCATGTTTTGATGCTAAGGAAGAATACAAAGAGATAAGTAATGGGAATAGAGAATAAAAAAGTCAATGTAGATATTGACGGAGATGGCAAACCAGATTTAAACTTAGATTTAAAAACCATTATAATGGTAGTAGGAGGTATTATAAGCTTAACTATGACCTATTCAACTTTGACTAAACAAATAGAACTTAATAAACAAGAAATAGAGGTGGCTAAAAAGCTACCACCTGCACAGTCATTAGAAGTTATTAAGCAAAGAATAGAATTTCTTGAAGGACAAATAGAAGCTAAAGATAAAAGACTAGATAAAATAGAAGATAAAATATATAAAAGATGAACAAGCTGATAGAGTTTATGTTTATGTTAATTATCATATTAATTATAGGCTCATTTACAGTTTTACCTTTAAATTAAAACTATGGAAATTATAAATCATTTATTAGGAATTTGTGGCGAAAGTCATATTAACATTTACACAATTATTTTATCAATAATTGCTTTAAAATTAATTTATGAAAAATATATTATCAAAACTATTTGGTGGAGCAGCAGGTGGAGTAGCAGAAAAAATAAGTAATATAATAGCTAAACATACTTTCTCAAAAGAAGATAGAGCAAAGTTTGAGAATGAAATGACTAAGGTATTTGTAGATGCTGAGGCTGATATGCAACAAAACGTAACTGAAAGATGGGTTAGTGATAATAAAGGCTCATGGCTTTCTAAAAATGTTAGACCAATAGTTTTGTTATTTCTAGTCATCTCTACAGTATTAATGATTTTTATTGATGCAGGTGTTTTAAATTTTGAAGTAAAAGACACATGGATTGACCTTTTACAGCTCACTTTAATTACTGTTATTTCAGCTTATTTTGGAGGTAGGTCATTTGAGAAAATTAAAAGAAAATAATGGCTAAGAATCAAATTTTAACAGTATATAAATCTAAATCAAAAAAAAGAAAAGGAATACATTCTAAAAATAAATCTAGCAAACTCAAATCCTCAAAACATTACTTGAAAAGATATAAAGGACAGGGTAAATGAAAGATTTTAGACCGAGAATTAAAGGCAATAAAAAAATTGCTTATGACAATATTATTAAAAAAGAATCTCGAATTTTAGTAATAGGAGACCTGCATGAGCCATTTTGTAAAGATTCTTATTTAGACCATTGTAGTTATATCTATGCAAAATATAACTGTAACAAAGTAATATTTATTGGTGATTTAATTGATAATCATTTTAGCTCCTACCATGAAACTGACCCTGATGGGATGAGTGGAGGTGACGAATTAGAGTTTGCAATAAAAAGAATAGCTAGGTGGTATAGGGCTTTTCCTAAAGCAGATGTAATTATTGGTAACCACGATAGACTTATAAGAAGAAAAGCTTTTACTGGAAATATACCAAAGGCATGGATTAAATCTTATAAAGATGTTTTAAATACTCCTAAATGGAAGTTTAAAGACCGAGTGGTTTATGATAATGTCCAATACATACATGGAGAAGCAGGAACAGCTAGAACTAAATGCAAAGCTGATTTAATGAGTACAGTACAGGGACATTTGCACACGCAGGCTTATACGGAGTATTTTGTAGGTGCTAACTTTAAAATATTTGGTTGTCAGGTAGGTTGTGGTATTGACTTTGACCAGTATAGTTTTGCCTATGCTAAAAGAGGAAAAAAGCCTGCTATTGGTTGTGCTGTTGTTTTTGGTGGTAAAACCTGTATTAATGAGCTTATGGATTTAGGAAAAAAAAATGAATTGCAGTAAATGTAAAACAGCAATGGAAATAAATGGCAGCAATCAAAATGGCTATTTCTACTATTGCTCTGTTTGTTTTAACGTAGTTTGTATAGGCTAATTATTTACATTCATTCAACGATACATTCAACCAAAAAAACAAAACCCCTGTAAATCAATAACTTACAAAGGTTTTAGTCGGGGTGGCAGGAGTTGAATTTATTTATATCAATTTACAGTTTTATTGTATTTTAAGGTAAAAATACGATGTTGTCCTTTTTTATTTTCCATTACATTCCAATAATATTGTAAATTAAATATATATTTACATTCAACGATTCATTCAACTACATTAAATGTTTTTTTATTTAAAACAGCCTAATAAAGATAGTAAAACATTAATAATTTTAAAATATTATGTTTCAAAAGAAAATAAATATTTTACACAAACCACCAATTTAAAAATTAATCCTGTAAAATGGTCAAAAGAAAACAGATTGCCTAAATTAAAAAGAGGTGGAGATAGTTATAAGTTAAGACGTATTACAGATGAGCTTAATAGAATAAATGACAAACTACATGAAGCTATAGATAATCATGGCAAAGAGCTTACTATAGGTCATTTAAAACAGCATTTCAGCATAAAAAAACAACAATTAATTTATTTAAAAGATTTCTGGAAAGCATTTATAAAAGAAAGAGAAGAAATGCAAGAGGTGGGTGTAAAAATGCTTATAAAGTATCGAGCCATGCTTACAAAAACTCTGCAGTTTGAAAAGCTAAATAAAAAACAATATAAATTAAATGATTTAGATGACAATTTTTATGCTGAATTTATAACATTTATGAGAAAAGAATATAATTTGAATGACAATACTTTACATAGGTATATGAGTATTTTTAAAACAATGATTTCATGGTGCAGTAAAAAAGGCTATAAAGTATTGACTGACTATAATAATATAAAGATAGCTAAGTATGAGACTAATGACGTGCATTTAACAGAATTAGAGCTTAAATTATTAGAAGATGCAAAGTTAAGTGTATCTAATGAAAGAGCTAGAGATTTATTTCTAATAGGAGCATATACAGGTCAAAGGTTTTCTGATTATTCTATGTTTGAAAAAGCAGACGTAAGAGAGGGAGCTATAGTAAAAAAAGCTAAGAAAACTAAAATTACTTCTTTTATTCCTTTACATAACAAATTAAAAAAATTATTAGATAAATACGAGTGGAAGTTGCCTAAAATATCTAGTCAAAAATTTAATTTAAAAATACAAGAGATTTGTAAAGAACTAAAGATTAATGATAGCATAAAAAAAGTTTCATACATGGGTAAAAACAAAAAAGAAGAAGTTTTTCCTAA